ATTACATCCAGGGTCCCAGACTCGTCCAGCTATTAAAAAACGCTGGTTGCCGTCGGTACCTGTGAAAACCGCGAATAGGCTCACGCCCAGACGTGGAAATCGCAGGAAGAGCAACAAGTTGAGCAAGCAACAGCCCTAAAGGCATAGCTTCTCTATCTTGTCCGGTGTTAACGTACTGCCATCCGACCCATCCTTCCCAGGAGGGGTCGAACCGTTTTCCACCGAGCCTGACTTTAGATGGAGTACTCTCATCCCAATTACTGATGAGACCCCCGTCGCCGAAGCCATCGGGAATGCGAACCATACGCCTGTCCTTGCTTAGCTGTGAAATTAAATATAGCCAAGCTGGTAACAAACGGGCATCGCACCCCAGACCGCCGAGACGCCGTGACGCATAACGCCTGAGAGCATTGGCCATTCGATATAAGATCATCGAGGGGTCGTCGCGCTCACCGTCCCAATAAAAAGGACGAACGTTAATGCCATCAAAATAGTCAGTACCGCAGCTCTCAAAAAACCTTCCGTCCAGGAAGGTCTTTGAGGTGTTCACGCTGAAACCGAGAAAGTTCAGCGCCTCGATAAGAGCACTCGCATGGACTGCGGGGACAATGATGTCATCCCCGTAGACACTGACATATGGTTTGTCAATGTGCATTGGATCCATAAGAGTTCTCTCGTTAGAGCAGACGGCCAACGCCACAGCATAGAAGATCAAACTTTCTAGCTCGAACGTATAGCCATTACCCATAGACGAGAACTTCTCCAGTCGAACTTCAATTCCATCAACCTCAGCGTATTCACTGCGCGAAAGGTCAAGGGCTGAAGCCCACTCGACAGGGAGAAGCAGCCAAACTAGTTCTCTGCTAACAGAATCACTAGCAGATTTCAAATCAATGGTAGCTAGCCCGCGTTCAATTGCGGTCTTCGCCAACTGTTGATTCCTAGTCTGGTCACTCAAATCAAGACCAAAACGCCTTAACCTGTCCTTAAGTAGCGACCCGAACCCCAGCTGACAAAAGATATTCAGATGGGGCTCGATAGCGATGATACGGTCGGTCTTGGCGTTCTTCGGAACACATGTCACCTTGCTGGCTGCGCGGACTGTAATGTCGTTGCACGCTTCCCTCCAGAGAGGGGGAACCAAGCTTAACCAATACGGTGACAACCGAGGCGTTACATGCAAAGAGCCTGTAAATTTTCTTGAAGGTGTTACGTCACGTCCGGATACTGACGTCGTTGCGCCAGGGCCAAAACGCATGTTTTCTCTCGCGTAAGACAATTTGGACCTCGTTAGAGGCCCAAGGATTTCCCAAATAATCCGCTGTGCGTTTATCACGACAGTGAATAGTTCGGGGGACACCGATAAAGGGTCCTTAATAAATCCGCGGATACTAGCATTTGTAATAGCACACTGCCGTTCTGAGTCGAAGAATCCTGCTAAAGCCGCCTTCCTCCTGTCAAAGGAGGTCGGAAGGTTCACATTTTTCTTCATCACCGACGTTACCAGGTAGTCATCTGCGAAGCTGCTGGCATCACAATAATGGTAGGGGTCAATGACTTTCGTCACTAACTGATCCCACTCACCATGCTTAGCCAACAACCAGCAAGACAACGATACTGGTGTATCGATGGACTCTACCAGCTTCAAGTAAGCCTGAATCTCAATGTTAAGCATTAAGACAGTACCTCCAAAAGAGAG